CTCACCCTTGTAATGAGGGCGGTAAATTTGATGGGCAATAGATTTTGTATCCTCAATTTTTAACGAGGCTGAAAATGTTGTGCCGTGAAACAACTTCATAGAAAAACCTTTATTTTTTAAAAGAATAAATTGTTATCGGCAACTTAATAAAATTATTTATATAAAATTCGAAGGCTCACTAGTTGGGCTTTTTAAATGCAAAAAATCCGCACAGTGGCGGATTCTTCCGGTTGACTACCCCAACGGCAAGGCGGTGCTTTCTATCTCGACAGATGAAAGTTTACCCGGTCTTGTCCAGTTCACAATGTAACCAATTCCTAAATTGGACAAGTCCCCTCATGTGGGGGTGGAAATTGAAAAAGATGCCTTACAAATCCGATCCGGGCTTAATTGCCGCGCTGATTGCATTGGGCATGACAGTGCTCGGCTCGGTGGCGGCTTATGCCTATAAAGTTTTGAGCGGAGACACATTTAGCTGGCGGACACTCTGCCTGCAGATGATTGTCTCCGTGTTCGCTGGTTTTCTGATGATGCTTCTCGCGATCTACTGGAACTGGCCTCAGGAAGTAACCGGCGCTATCTGCGGTATGGCTGGCTGGTCCGGCTCATCTCTGATTAAAACCCTTGAAAAGCGTTTCCTGCAGAAAGCTGCAGGAGATTCGGGAGTTGCTGAATGATGACCAGAGACCAGTTTAAAAAGGCTGCATCTATTTCTGATGCGCTAGCCAGCCGGTGGTATCCACACGTTCTGGCTGCAATGAAAGAGTTCGGCATTGATACACCAAAGCGCCAGGCTTACTTCATTGCGCAGATTGGTACGGAGTCGGGCGGGTTCACTGTAATCAGGGAAAGCCTGAATTACTCAGTTGCCGGACTGGCTATTTTCGCATCCCGTCTTACTGCTGCACAGCGTGAGCAGCTCGGACGCAAGTCAGGTGAGCCGGGCTTATCGCAGGAGCGGCAGGCTGCCATTGCCAATATCGTTTACGGTGGACGCTATGGTAACAACCTGAATGGTGATGGCTGGAAATATCGTGGCCGTGGACTTAAGCAGGTTACGTTTCGCGATAACTACGAAGCCTGCGGTAAGGCATTAAACCTACCGCTGCTGACTAATCCCGATTTACTGCTGGAAGACGTCAATGCCGCTCGCTCTGCTGGCTGGTTCTGGCGGGCCAACGACTGCAACCGCTTCGCCGATGCTTCTGACGTGACCGGGTTAACCCGCCGGATTAATGGCGGTACAAACGGGCTTGCAGATCGCATTGCGCGCACGCGGATTGCAGAGCAGGTGCTCTTATGACTGGTAAAGCGAGAATGGCGAGATATCGCCGGTTCATCCCCGTCATCTTCTCGGTAATCATCATCGGCTTCGTTGGAAAGCTCTGGTATGACAACGTCAACCTTACCGAGCGTAATAATCGGCTCCGTGAGCAGTTCATCCTGGCGAATGAGCGCAACATGAAGTTTGCAGAGGGCTTCGGACCGATTACGAAGCGGCTTGACAGCCTGGCAACGACGCTCGACGAAGAGAGCCGCAGACGTTCGACCGCGGAGGCCCGCGCCAACTCATTGCAGAAAGAAAACGAGTTCCTGCGAAGCACGGGCAAGTGCTCTATCGCTATTGACCCGAGCGCAGTGCAGAAGGGTGCTAAAGACCCCAGCACTGTAATCATCCAGGCTGCGCCGGCAGGTGAATGATGAAATGGTTAGCCGATAACTGGAAAGTGCTCGCGGCGGCTGCGCTGATTCTGTTTTGTGTCGCTATGGCAAAGCTCGCCGGTTATTACCATGACCATTACGTCACTGCCAGTAGCCTGGCTACCGCACGTCAGCAGACCATTGATGACATGCAGGTCCGTCAGCGAGATGTAGCCGCACTCGACGCCAAATACATGAAGGAGTTAGCGGATGCTAAAGCCACTATCGATCAGCTGCATGATGATGTTGCTACTGGCAAGCGTCGGCTGCAACTCAACGCCACCTGCACGAAGCAATCCGCCACCGGCACCCCCGGCATGGATGATGCAGCCAGCGCCCGACTTACTGACGCCGCTCAGCGGGATTATTTCACCCTCAGAGAGCGAATCGAAGTCGCTGGAAAGCAAATAGCGGGGTTACAGCAGTACATCAGAGAACAATGTCTAAAATAATCATCATCTGGCGCACTAAAAAATTCGCCAGATGTTGAAAGCTCCGGCACCGTTAGCTCTAATCAGCATGACCCCATTAGCTGGTGCCTACCTGATTTGTTACCCGGTAAATTATCGCTCCCAGTATCGCGAGAAACTTTTCTCGATTAGTTGCTCCGGGGCGATTTAGGTTCATTTCAACCTCCCCAACGCGAATACCGAAACTGCTAAGGTTCACTAAGTCATCCTGACCGCCCCGTGATATGAAGGATCGCAATGATTCAATCTCTGCATCTGTAATTGCTGTGTTGTCTATTTGGTGAGACCGAACATTTCTAACTTTATTTAAGCGCTTAAGCTCCGCAATCGAGTGTTCATTAAGCCCTAAGTTTGCCGCTAATTGCAGCTTTGCTGCGTAGGTTAAAGTTAGTCCTTCACCAAAACCCTCAAACAGGCGCTCATTGCTAGTCATGGCGCAGCAATAGGCTTCAATCATTGCCTCAGTAATTAAATGCGCGCGTAGGACTACTCCAATATCATCTTCGCTTGAAAGGGTGTTTGCGAGCCTAGCCCAAGTTTGTTCATTCATCATAAATTTAGATGAAAAAATACGCGGATCCATAATCACTCCTTAAAGGATTGTCCATGGCACTCACCGACAAACAAGAAATGTTCTGTCGCGAGTACCTCATCGATTTGAACGCCACGCAAGCGGCCATTCGGGCGGGGTACAGCGAAAAAACTGCAAACCGAACCGGATCTGAAAACCTGTCAAAACCTGATATTGCGCAACGCATTATCGACCTTAAATCAGAGCGCAACGAAAGGGTAGAGATCAATGCTGATTATGTGCTCCGCCGCTTGGTTGAAATTGACGAGATGGACGTTCTAGACATCCTGAAAGATGACGGCGGTCTCAAGATGGTTCACGAGTGGCCTAAGGTCTGGCGCACCACGCTGAGCGGACTGGATATCCTCACCACAGTAACCAACTTCGATGAAACGACGATGGAGAACATCCTCAAGAAGATCAAGTGGCCGGATAAGGTCAAAAATCTTGAGCTGCTTGGTAAGCATGTCACCGTCCAGGCATTCAAAGACAACGTTAAAAACGAACTGGTTGGCGCTAACGGCCTTCCTCTTGCTACGCCATCATTCGTGATTAGCTTCGGAGCGGAAGATGACAGCAGCGGAGACGAGACTTAGCTTTGCGCCTAAGTTCAAGCCACTCTTCCAGCCCAAGCGATATAAGACATTCCACGGCGGGCGAGGCGGCGCTAAATCATGGGCCGCTGCCCGCGCACTGGTCATCATGGCCGCCAGCAAGAAGCTCCGCATACTCTGCACCCGCGAGGTTCAGAACTCGATTAAGGATTCAGTACACAAGCTGCTGAAAGACCAGATTGAAATGCTTGGGCTTAACCCATGGTTCCGCATCACCAATGAGAGCATCACCAGCGCATCCGGCAGCGAGTTCCTGTTCAAGGGCCTGCGTTTCGACCCGCTGGGCATCAAATCAACGGAAGGCGTAGACATCTGCTGGGTGGAAGAGGCGCAGTCTGTTTCCTCTGACTCATGGGCGATTCTGATACCCACCATCCGAAAGGAAGGCTCTGAAATCTGGGTGACGTTTAACCCCGGCGAAGAGTCAGACCCGACCTATCAGCGCTTCATCGTTACACCACCTGACGACAGCATTACAGTGGAGGTGAATTACTACGACAACCCATACCTGCCTGACACGCTCCGCAAAGAGATGGAGTACTGCAAGCGCGTCGACTATGAGGCATATGAGCATATCTGGCTGGGTAAGCCGAAGTCGATTAGCGATTCAGTCATCTTCCGAAACCGCTACCGGGTTGAAGCGTTCTCCGATGACCTGTGGCAGCAGGCTGACCGCCTGTTCTTCGGTGCTGATTTCGGTTTCGCTAATGACCCAAGCACGCTGATTCGCATGTTCATGATCGACACCCGGCTTTATATCGAATACGAGGCCTACGGTGTGGGTGTTGAGCTGGATGAGATGCCGCAGTTCTACGACTCAATCCCTGAAGTGCGTAAGTGGCCGGTAAAGGGTGATAACTCCCGACCGGAAACCATCAGCTATCTGGCGCGTCAGGGCTTCTCGATTGATGCGGCCGCCAAGTGGAAGGGCAGCGTTGAGGATGGTGTTACCTACCTGAAAGGGTTTGAGGAAATCATCATCCATGAGCGCTGCAAACACACCGCCGATGAATTCCGCCACTACTCCTACAAGGTCGACAAAAAGACCGGCGACATACTGCCGATCATCGTCGACAAGTTTAACCATTGCATCGACGCCATTCGCTACGGGCTGGATGGCTACATTACCAGCTCAGACAGCCTCGGCACCTGGGCGCAACTTGGGAAAGGCTGAATATGTCCGAAACAGAAAGCATGTCGCAGCCTGTACCAACGCGTGACAGCTATGAAAACTTCATTGCCCGGATGGGCGTCAACGAGTCGAACCAGTCTGGTGCTGGCACCTACCGCAACAACTGGACCTCACGCAACCGCCTGCTGATTGAGCAGGCCTACCGCACGTCATGGCTAGTTGGCGCAGGCGTTGACGCTATCCCTGATGACATGACCCGCAAGGGCGTGACCATCACCTCCAAGCTTGAAGATGGCCGCAAGAAGCAGCTTGACCATGCATGGGATGAGATGGGGTTGTGGGAAGCAATCAACGACACGCTGAAATGGGCGCGCCTCTACGGTGGCGCTGTGGGCGTCATCCTGATTGACGGTCAGAATTACTCAACGCCACTTCGTGTCGAGACTATCGCCAAAGGCTCGTTTAAAGGTGTGATGGTGATGGACCGCTGGATGCTCAACGCCATGACGGAGCGCCGGGTGAGCGAGCTGGGGCCGGACTTCGGCATGCCTGAGTTCTACAAGGTGGTGACATCAGCTACCGGTATCCCGCCGTGGCGCATTCACCACTCGCGACTGATTCGGTTTGATGGCATCCCGCTGCCGTACCAGCAGCGCCTGACGGAAAACGACTGGGGCATGTCAGTGATTGAGCGTTGTTTCGATCGCCTTCTGGCATTCGACTCTACGACAACCGGCGTTGCTCAACTGGTCTACAAAGCTCACCTTCGCACCTACAGCATCGAAGGCCTGCGTAAGCTGCTGGCGATGGGGAAAGACAGCCCCATGTTCAAGGGTCTGATGTCGCACATGGACATGATCCGCGAATACCAGAGCAACGAAGGCATGACGATTATGGACGCAGCCGACAAGTTTGAGGCGCACACATATTCCTATGCCGGGCTAAGTGACGTGCTGGCGCAGTTTGGGCAGCAGGTATCAGGCGCATTCGGTATCCCTCTGGTGCGCCTGTTCGGCCAGTCTCCTGCAGGTTTCTCAACAGGCGACACTGACCTGGCTAACTATTACGACAACGTCTCTACCCAGCAGGAACGCAAGCTACGCCGCCCCATCCGCAAGCTGTTTCAGGTTCTGCACATGAGCCTGTTTGCGACGCCTCTGCCTGATGATTTCACTTTCGAGTTTAACGAGCTGTGGCAGACACCAGACAGCGAGCGTGCGGATACCGCAACGAAGGTGGTAGCCGCAACCGTTCAGGCTGTTGATGCTGGGCTGATGACCGAAAAAGCCGGGGCAATGCATCTGCAGGAAACAGCGCGGGTAACCGGCATCGGTTCAACCATCAGCGACGAGGATATTGATAATGCCAGTGACCTCCCGCCGCCGAGCGAGAAAGACCTCGATAACGTCGAAGCCACCGAACCTGAAGCGCGCCGAGAGGCAACTGGGAACACAGCTACGACAGATAGCGCAGGCGGTGGGCGCGATAGTCGAGGGTTCTTACGATGGTTCAAATGACAGCGTCACCGACATCATGGACAGACTGGAGCGTTACGCCGACCTGATTGAGCCATGGGCTGAAGCGGTATCAAATCGTCTAATCAGCACGCTGGAGATTGCCGACGATGCGATGTGGCGTGAACGCTCCTATCAAATCTCTGCCGGTCTGCGTGACCTGATGGCTGGCAGTCAGGGGATGGTCACCCGCAGCATCATTCAGGAGCAGGTGAAGCTGTTCAAGTCACTGCCGCTGGAAGCCGCCGACCGGGTCTACGACATTCACAATCAGGCGATTGAGGCGGTCGTATCCGGTAAGCGCTCCAGTGAGCTGAAGAAAGAAATCATGCGCACGGGTGAAGTCACTGAGTCTCGGGCGCGCACGATTGCCCGGACTGAGGTTGGGCGCGCATCCACCGCTATCACTCAGGCTCGCTCAACTGCTATCGGCTCGCGTGGCTACATCTGGCGCACTGCTGACGACAGCGACGTGCGGCACTCTCACAAACAAATGGAAGGCCACTACGTTGACTGGGCGACCCCGCCGACACTCGATGGCATGACCGGTCACGCCGGTCAGTTCCCTAACTGCCGCTGCTACTGCGAAGTCGTCGTTCCCGAGGATTAACGATGCAATATTTCTACACTACCCGCCTCGGCAACACTCGCTTTGAGATGGCCGATGGCTCCCTGCTGTGCAAAGACGTCCCGATCGCCCGTATCGGCGCGCAGGTATACGACGAAAGCGAACTGCCCGGCATCGTTGGTGATGAGGATGGTGAGATTGTCGTCACCCGCGACGCTGACGAAGTATTCCGCCCCGAAACGCTCGCCTCCTTCGAAGGCATGGCCTTTACGCTGGGCCACCCTAAAGACATGGTCAATCCGGGCAACTGGAAAGAGCACGCGCATGGACACATCCAGAACGTCCGCCGCGGCACTGGTGACCAATCAGATTTAATGCTGGGTGACATCCACATCAAGACTGCTGAAGGCATTCAGAAGGTGATGGATGGTCAGGACCAGATATCGATGGGCTATGACGCTGAGTATGAGCAGCAATCCCCCGGTCAGGCCCGGCAACACACAATTATCGGTAACCACTGTGCGAGCGTACCCAATGGTCGTGCAGGCATTCGCTGTTCAATTGGAGATAGCACATTCATGACTACCAAAAATCAGGGCTGGTTTAGCCAGCTGAAACGGGCCATTAAAACCAAGGATGCCGATAGCCTGGCTGATTTGGTGGACAATGCGCCATCAGAACTGGTCGAGCCAAGCCTTGATCTGGCGCGGGCAGTAAACATCACCATCAACCCAGCTCAGCCGCTGCCACAAGAGCGCGAGCTTGGCGGACTGACCACCGATGAAGAAGGTAGTGAAAGTGGCGGCGCCATGAGTATCGGCGAGCTGGAGAAGAAAGTTGATGCTCTGGCGTTGCTGGTTCAGCAGTTGGTTAACCCGGCATCGACCTCTACCACCGACTCCGATCCGGATGAAGAGGAAGAGAAGAAGAAGGCCACCACTGACGCTGCGTACCATCAGGGTGTCGTTGCTCGCGCTGAGCTGATCATGCCGGGCGTCAAGCTGCCTGAAGGTGGCAAGCTGGCGGCGTTCAAGCGCTCCACTATGGACGCAGCATTCAAAACGCCAGAAGGTCAGTCACTGCTGGTGCCGCTGGTTGGTGCAACGCCTGACTTCAGCAAGATGCCAAAATCCACGCTGGATGCCGTGTTCGTGTCTGCGAGTGAAATCGCCAAATCACGTAACGCTGCGCCGGTCACCACCTCTCGCGCTGCTTTCTACGATTCATCCAACAAAAACTCACCGGCTGCTCTCAACAAAGCCTTCGCCGCTCACTGGAAAAAATAAGGGATAAACCCATGGTTGCATATTTGTACCGGATGCCAGTAGGCATCGCCGGGGCTATTTCACGCCCTCAGGACCTGACCACCGAGCCGGTGATCATCGATTCATCCAACATCTTTGGCGCTTATGGTATCGCAGGCAAAGACAGCGCAGATGGCAAGTTTATCCCGCTGGCCGCATCTGATGCCGCCACTGTGATTACCGGTCTGTACGTTCGCCCATATCCAACCACCTCGACACCAGACATGGTCCGTCAGGTTGGTACCGGCAAGAACTTCACCGGCGACGTGATGAAGCGCGGCTACATGACCGTGAACATCGGCAGCACCGCTGTTGGTCTGGTTAAGGGTGGCGCGGTCTATGTCCGTAACGCTAACCCGACTCAGGCAAGCCCGCTGGGTGCAATTCTTGGCGCAGCAGTCACCGGCGAAACTGTCGTACTGCCAAACGCCTCCTTCACCGGTGCAGGCGATGCCGCTGGCAACGCTGAAGTCGCTTACAACATCTAAGGGAACCGCTAAATATGTTTACTTTTGACCAAGCCACCGTTGACGGTTCTGGCGCTTTCCTGGTTGGTGAGCTTGAGCGCCTTGACCAGAACCTGAATATGCCGTTGGTGGGATACACCTGGTCGCGCGATATCGAGCTGCGCGAAGATGTGTCTATCGCTGATGACATCAGTTCTTTCACCAACTCTCAGTTTGCTGCAGCGGGTACACCTAACCCGGCTGGTAAAAACTGGATCGGCAAAGACTCCACTGCAATCGCAGGCGTGAACGTCGATATCTCTAAAACCGGATTCCCGCTGACTCTGTGGGGCATGGAGCTGGGCTGGACCGTTGTCGAGCTGGCTGCCGCCGCTAAAGTTGGCCGCCCGCTGGATACCCAGAAGTTCGACGGTATGCAGCTGAAGTGGAACATGGATACCGACGAGCAGGTATATCGCGGTGACAGTCAGCTGGGCGTTAAAGGCCTGACTAACTACGCCGGTGCCGCCGTAACCAACGCGCCGATAACATGGGCGACCTCTACTGCCGATGAAATCCGCACCTCGATCAACCTGTTGCTGTCGAATGCATGGGCTGCCACCGGTTACACGATTGTGCCGCGAGACCTGCTGCTGCCGCCTGAGCAGTTCGCTCTGCTGTCGAGCATCATCGTCTCATCTGCCGGTAACCAGTCACTGCTGACATACCTGCAGAACAACACCATCGCATTCCATCAGAACGGCACACCACTGAATATCCGCGCTGTGAAGTGGCTGAAAGGCGCTGGCGTTGGTGGCACTGACCGCATGATGGCTTACACCAACGATAAGAAGTTCGTGCGCTTCCCGATGGTACCGCTGCAGAACATCCCGGTTCAGTATCGCGGCATCTACCAGCTGACCACGTACTACGGCAAGCTGGGCGCTGTTGAATCTCCGTATCCGGAAACCATCGCGTATATGGATGGCATCTAACCTATCCGCCCCGAAAGGGGCATTAAGGAGAATGTAATGGCTAAGAAGACCATTCGTGTGCACACCCCCTTCAAGTTCAATAACGAAGACGGCACGGCACAGGAGTTCAGCGTTGGCGAGCACAGTGTTGATGACAAAGTTGCCGAGCACTGGTTTGTTGCTGCTCACTCTGAAGTCACCGGCAAAGTAAAAGCGCCGGCTGATACCAAGGAGTTTCAGGCGCAGATTGACAGCCTGACCACGCAACTGGAAGACAAAGATAAGTCCATTGGTGACCTGCAACTGTCGGTTACTGAGAAGGATGAAATCATTGCTGACCTGACCGAGCAACTGGCAGCACTGCAGCAGCCTGTGACCGATCCGGCACCGGAAGGTAACAACGATGGCAAGAAACAGAAACCTGCCGACAGTAAGTGATTTCCGCCGCGACTTCCCGCAGTTTGCTGACACTACCAAATACCCCGACGCAGTAGTCCAGTTTCGGCTCAATCTCGCTGACGTGCTCATTGATGGCTCCGCCATGGGGGACATGCTCCCCTACCTGGTGGAGCTGTTCGTTGCGCATTACATGGTGCTGAACGCGGCTGATACTGCTGCCGGGGTTCTCGGTGGTGCCGGTGGCGCTACGAGCGGCGTGGTCACCTCCAAGTCGGTTGACAAGGTCAGCGTGAGTTATGACAACAGCTCGACATTAAACGCTGATGCGGGCTTCTGGAACTTCTCCCGCTACGGGGCTGAGTTCTGGCAGATGCTGCAGTACTTCGGATATGGCGGGATTCAGCTATGAAATCAGGGCTGACGGTTCGCAGTGACAGCGCTCAAAGCATTCTGGACGCCCTTAAAACCCTCGCGAACAAGGATGTTCTGGTGGGCATCCCTGAGAGCAAGGATGAGCGTGATGATGGCGATATCGGCAATGCGGCAATCGGATATATCAATGAGAACGGCTCCCCGGCTCAGAACATCCCGCCACGCCCGCATCTGAAGCCCGGCGTCAGGTCGGTAGAGCAGGATTTTATGCCTCACCTCAAATCAGCGGCCCGGAAGGCGCTGGAAGGTGATGCAGAAGGTGCAGTTACGTCGCTCGATCGCGCAGGGACTGTGGCCGCTAACGGTGTGAAGCGTTACATCACCATCACCGGCTTCACTCCCCTGGCAGATGCCACGATTGTTAATCGTCTCCGTCGCGGGCGTACCGGTAACAAGCCGCTCATCGATACAGGCGAGTACCGCCGTTCTATCACGCACATTGTGAGGGATAAAGATGCCGACTCTTGATGTAACTGACGTGCTGCTCTCGCCTGAGTTCCTCGACACAACCCTCACAGTTAAACGCAATGTTCAATCGGTAGATGATGATGGCTTTGCCTCCAACACTATTACCGTGACGCAGTTTGGCGGCGTGGTGACTGTTGATCGCTCACTGGAAGCGCGGCGCATGCAGGCCGGACAGGTCATTAATGGTGCAATCCTGATTGTGACCGTTTTCCGCCTGACCAGCGGTAACACCGGCATTGATGCCGACGTGGTCACCTACCGTGGCAGAGAGTACCGCGTCACCTTCGTAGACCCGTACACAGCTTATGGCGCTGGCTTTGTTCAGGCTCACTGTGAGCTGCTGCCGTTTGACGGAGGCACAGGTGAGTAATGACAGCACAACCCCCGGCTATCTGACACCTGTCAGTGCGCCGCAGGATTACGACGAGGCGCTTGAGCGTGAGCTGAGCCAGTGGGCCAGAGCATTGTCCGGATTACCGGCTGGCATGGTGCGTCCGCGCTGGACGGCTACGCAGGCTGCTCTTCCTGCGGCTGATAAAAACTGGTGTGGGTTCGGCATTATCGGCTTCACCGCTGATAACGCTCCAGCGTTCGTCCGGCAGACCGACGATGGTAATCAGCTCTGGCGTCATGAGGTGATTGAAACGCTCGCATCTTTCTATGGTCCGCAAAGCCAGTCGATCGCCACCCTGTTTCGTGACGGCCTGACAGTTGAGCAAAATAACGAAACACTCAAGCAAAACGATCTGTCACTTGCTGATTACAGCGAACTGACAGCCTTCCCCGAGCTCATCAATAACCAATGGGTTCGCAGGTACGACATCACTGTGCGCCTGCGCCGCAAGGTAATTCGCGACTACGGCATTAAATCACTGGTCGAAGCGCCAGTATCATTCTTTGGAGATTAATCTATGGCACAGGGCTTACCTGTATCCAACGTTGTGAACGTTGATGTGATCATGTCGCCCACTGCGGCGACGGGTCGTAATTTCGGCTCTCTGCTGATTCTTGGCACATCGACTGTAATCCCTGTGTCAGAACGCATCCGGCTTTATACCAGCCCAGAGGACATCGCCTTAGATTTTGGTGAAGACAGTCCTGAGCACGAAGCATCACTGGACTACTTTTCACAGTCACCGCGGCCCTCTCAGGTTTATGTGGGGCGCTGGGCCAAGACTCTGGCAACCGGCGAAACCGGAAGCGTTGAAACGCTGGCGCAGGCAATCAGCGCCGTGCTGCAGTTCACCAACTGGTATGGGCTGGGTATTGCAGATGAAGACGAGTTGACGCCTGCAGAGATTACGGCCACTGCAGCAGCAGTTCAGGCATCCAGCCTTAGCCGCGTGTTTGCTGTCACGTCCTCCGATTCTGGCATCATCGACTCAGCTACCACTTCGGATGTGGCCTCTACCCTCAAGGCTGCCGGGTATAGCCGCACCTTTGTGCAGTACTCGACCAAGAGCAAATATGCAGCGCTGTCGGCGTTTGGCCGAGCCTTTACCGTAAACTTTACCGGCAACAACACCACGATCACCCTGAAATTCAAAACTGAACCGGGCGTAACGTATGAAACTCTGACCAGCTCTCAGGCGGCCGCAGTTGATGCGAAGAATGCCAACGTCTACGTGTACTACGCGAACGACACAGCAATCCTGCAACAGGGCGTAATGTCCAACGGCGATTTCTTTGATGAGCGCCACGGGCTGGACTGGCTTCAGAACTATGTACAGACCAACCTGTTTAATCTGCTCTACACCTCAACCAGCAAAATCCCGCAGACCGAAGCAGGTATCACACGTCTCCTCACGAACGTTGAGATGTCGCTGGATCAGGCTGTTTCGAATGGTATGGTCGCGCCGGGCGTATGGAATGGCGGCGATATCGGGCAGATCACTTCAGGTGACACTCTGACCAAGGGCTATTACGTGTATGCGCAGCCGCTGTCATCACAAGCACAGTCTGACCGTGAGAAACGCCGCGCGCCGCTGATTCAGGCAGCTATCAAACTGGCCGGTGCAGTTCACTACGCCGATGTTCAGATCAACGTTGTTCGCTAAGGGGATATAGATGAGCACCTACAGTTTTATGGACATTACGGCGTCCATGACCGGTCCGACCGGAAATATCGACCTTGGATATGGATCCGCGAACGCCGAAGAAGGCATCACGGTAACGATGACCGAGGCTAAAAACACCATGACGATTGGTGCGGATGGCGAACCGATGCACAGCCTTCATGCTGGCAAGAGCGGCACTGTAACCATCAACCTTCAGAAAACCTCGCCGGTAAATAAGAAGCTTTCCCTGATGTATAACGCGCAAAGCCAGTCTTCTGCGTTGTGGGGGAATAACGTTTTCCTGCTGCGAAACAAAGCATCCGGCGACATCGTTACCATCCGCTCAGCGGCTTTCCAGCGCCAGCCTGACTGGAATAACCCAAAGGTTGCCGGAATGGTCGCGTGGGTGTTTGACGGCGGCAAAATCGACGAAGTACTCGGGGAGTTTTAATCGATGGAATTTGAAATCAAAGGTTTTAATTACCGCGCATCAAAGCTCAGCGTTTTCGACCAGTTGAAGGTGTCGCGCAAGCTGCTCCCGGTTCTGGCCGGGATGCTTGGCGACTTTCAAGGCATCAAGGCTGCCGCACAGGGTGGCGATGTGAATAAAGCCATTGAAAGCGCGCTGCCGAAAATTGCGGACTCGCTGGCAGAAATGAGTGAAGAAGATACGAATGCGATCATCTTCCCCTGCCTGTCCGTGGTGGCACGGCAGAACGGCAAGGTGTGGGCGCCGGTAATGTCACAAAACGAGCTGATGTTCGACGACATCGACCTGATGAGTATGCTGCAGATCGTTGGTCGGGTGGTAGGCGACAGCCTGGGAAATTTTTTGCCCGCAGCCCCCGACAAAGAGATTGCGGACAGCTCAGCGGCCTGAAACTTGAATCCCTGCCGGATGGCGAGGATTTTCTGATGCGCCCGGTTGACGCCGGGTACATCAGCTACACCGCGCTGAAAGATGGCTCAGTAGACCTCGCTGACGTAGCCCGCATGAATGACTGGCTCGACCTGAAAGCAGACAACAACAACCGCATTGAGCGCTGGAGACAGGATAATGAACGCTGAGACTATCAAGGATTTTCTGGTAAGCCTCGGCTTTCAGATTGACGATGCCGGCGCGCGAAAGTTTGACTCTGTTGTGCTGGGTACCACTCTGCAGGTGGTCAAGCTCGGCGCGGCAGTTGAAGCCACCGCTCTCTCAGTTGTGGCATTCACAGCCAAAATCGCCAGCGGTCTGGATCAGCTTTACTGGTCATCCCAGCGAACCGGTGCGACAGTGGCAGGGATTCAGGCTATTGGCTATGCCGCATCTCAGGCTGGCTCAAGCGCAGAGGCAGCACGTGGTTCACTAGAGGGGCTGGCGCGCTTCATGCGCAACAACCCCGGCTCTGAAGGCTTCCTTAATCGCCTCGGAGTGCAAACCCGCGACGCCAGCGGCAACATGCGGGATATGGCCAGCATATTTACCGGTGTGGGCCAGAAGCTCAGTAACATGCCGTACTACCGCGCAAACCAGTATGCGCAGATGCTTGGCATTGATGAAAACACCCTGATGGCGATGCGTCGCGGGCTGGGTCAGTTCAATCAGCAATATACGCAGATGGCGAAGGCTATCGGCTTCAATGCTGACCAGGCTGCGATAAGCTCCAACAAATTCATGACCTCGCTGCGTGCCTTCGGGCAAATGGCGGGCATGGCGCGCGATAAAATCGGCTCCAGTCTGGCAGAAGGTTTGTCGGGTTCTATCGACACGCTTAGAAAGCAGATTGTCGATAACTTCCCGAAGATAGAGCAGACCATTACCAGTGGTGTTAAGGGCATCCTCTGGATGGCTGAGGTAATTGGCCGGGCAGTTTACCGACTTATCCAGGCCGCCGGAGATATTCGTGAGTGGTGGAATACGCTCGATAAGAGCACTCAGCAGCTGATTGAAACGCTCGTCGCTCTTGTTCTTGCGTGGAAGTTGGTTAACAGCGCATTTCTTACCTCTCCCATTGGCCGGATCATCGCGCTGGGCCTTGCCATCCTGAGTCTGTATGACGACTACAAGACGTGGCAGGCTGGCGGGAAATCCCTTATCGACTGGGAGAAATGGCAGCCCGGCATCGACTCCGCTAAAAAGGCGCTGGACTGGTTCACTGACAAGCTGAATAAGCTGAACAACGGCACCCTTACATGGAAAAGCACGCTCCAGTCACTTTCTGATTTCATGAAAGGCGACTGGTCGAAGTCTATCAATGATGCGATCGCCTCTGTTAACCGAGCCTTTGGCGGCTTCCTGACTCAGATTGGTCAGAAGTTCGCTAATAGCCCCTTCTGGAAAACGCTCCAGCGCCTTCATATCGTCAATGAGAAAGACACTCAGGACATGCTGAACTTCTTCAGTGGCGAGGGCGGCAAGCCAGCGGCATCAGCAGCGCCAGAAAAGATGCCTGGTGAAGATGACGGTCCGGAAGCGATTTACCCTGTCGATGGACCTGCCTCGCAATACGCACAGTCACTGAAGCGCGGGGAGCGAAACAATAACCCCGGCAACCTGAACTATGCAGGTCAGGCAGGCGCAATGCTGGAGCGTAGTGGCGGGCGGTTCGCTAAGTTCCAGTCCGCTTATGATGGCCTGCGCGCCATGGCCCGCCAGCTGATGCTGTACGCGAAGCGCGGAATAAACTCTGTTGAAGGCATCATATCCACCTGGGCGCCATCTTCCGAGAACAACACCGGTGCTTATGTTAACTCCATATCATCTCGCCTTGGCGTTGACCCCAAAGCCGCACTTAACCTGCAAAACCCACAGGTACTGTCTCAGCTGATGAACGGCATCATTCACCATGAGAATGGCCGCAACATCTACTCAAGCGAGCTTGTAAACCGTGCAGCTTCTGGTGCTGCCTCGCCTACCGTCAATCAGGAAACAAATATCCATATTCACGGGGTGAGCGATCCGGAACGCGCCGGCAGCAGCGTCGCAGAGCGGCAGATGGGCGTTAACTCCAGGCTAACCCAGCAACTCACACCGGCGGTCAGATAATGGATATTCTCTCTACGCTGTTCTCACAGCAAAGCAGGAAGATAGGCCTGATTATCCCGGACGTGGTTATCTCGGAGAAGCACAGTGATGTGCTGGAAATCACAGAACATCCTACTGAGTTAGGCGCGCCGGTTGCTGACCATGCTTACAAGCGACCAGCTGAGCTGACAATGGACGTCGGGTTTTCAGGTGGAGGATCGTTGCTGGATTTTGCAAGCTCACTTACTGGATCGAGTTTACTAGGGCTAAGCCCAAGGGAAACCTATCAGCAGCTGTTAGATTTGCAGGCCAGTCGCGTTCCTTTCGATGTGGTGACCGGCAAGCGCATCTACAGCAACATGCTGATTCGCGTGCTTGATGTCACCACTGACCGCACGTCTGAAAATGTCCTGATGGCGTCTCTTACGCTCAAGGAAGTGCCTATATCTCAGACGCAGGACGTCAATGTAGCCAATAAGTCAGACATGAAGGACGGTGTAAGCACTTCAGAGACGCAAAGCACCGGCTCTAAGCCAGCTGTTTTCGCAGATGACGCTTCATTTCTACAGAAAGTTGCCTGGTGGTGGAGCCTATGAAAATCGCCCGAATACCTTTAACTCCGGACAACCAGCGCTTTAATACAGTAATTAACGGCACGAACTACACAATCCGGCTTCTGTGGCGTGATGACTCAGGGTGGGTTATGGACCTGATGGACAGCGGCGGCCAGCCAATTGCTATCGGCATCCCTTTAGTGACAGGTGCAAACCTGTTAGGCCAGTACGCTCACCTCGGGCTTGGTTTTGGTCTCGTCATATTGTGTGACGACCCAAATCAGGATTACCCCACCAAGTTAGACCTGGGCATTAAAAGCCATTTGCTATCAGTAATGGAGTAAGCATGAGCCAGAACTGGATGCGCCACTTTGAACTGCTCCTCGTCGATGAGTCCGGCGCAGGCATCAGCCTCTCTGATTTCAAAGTCGTGTTTAACATCGAGTGGACGAATGCGCTATGGCCGCGCGTTGCGACGGTGAAAATCTATAACCTGAAGAAGGACACCGTCAGCCGGATACAGGGCAAAGAGTTTTCCAGACTGAAGATGATCGCCGGATATGATGGCCTGGCTGCTCCAGTCGATGCCAGCCAGGTTGGTATTGCGCGCAATGTAGATGCGACTCAGGTCGGCCAGACTGACGGTCAGAACTTCGGACAGATATTCGACGGTGAGATTCGCTTTACGATAACCGGGCGCGATAACCCCACCGACACGTACATCCTGATTCAGGCCATTGACGGTCATCAGGCATTTGTTGCCGCGAAGGTCCACACGACGCTGGCAGCGGGTTACACGGTGGCAGATTTGCATGCCGCCACGATGCAGAGCTTCCAGCCCTTTGGCGTGACGCAGGGCATTACTGCTCAGATGCCGGACACCGTATTCCCTCGCGGGCGTGTGATGTATGGCATGGCGCGCGACGTGATGAGCAACGTGGCTGACCAGTGCAATGCCAACTGGCAGATTGTCGATGGTCAGGCGCAGATGGTCAGCACTGATAAGTACATCCATGAGGCGATCGTGCTTAACAGCCGTACCGGACTCATCGGCATGCCACAGCAGACCATGGGCGCTGGCGTTAACGTGCGATGCCTGATTAACCCCAATATTCGGGTTGGCGGCCTGATAGAGCTGGACCAGGCTTCTGTGTACCGCTCGGCGCTATCTAGTGACGAAGTACAGCGGTCGGGCGGGCGGATCTTTGAGACCGAAAATAACGGGAATCTGAACGTTAATGGAACACTGCAACAGCCCGCAAGTATTGCGACCGATGGCGTGTATATCGTGCAATCCATCAGTTATACTGGTGATACACGCGGACAAGCCTGGTATATGGATTTGATGTGCAGCGCCAGAGGTTCCGCAGACCTTCAGACGAACACCGCAATTACAAGGACAGGGCCTCAATGAAAAATATGATAGCTACTGCATTGACGCTCACCTTGCTTCTGTCCACTCAAGCAGCATCAGCGGCAAATGACAAGCCCTACATGATGTGCGGCCCCTTTGTATTCGCCACTCCTGCAAATGAGGACGGATGGGTAAGGATAAATGGTTTAAAGCCCGTAAGTCAGAAGGTAACTTTCCTTAAGCAGCAGAGTGATTATGAAAATATTCAGATGCAGTGGATGGTTCCGCGCACAGACTATCCTGGCTTCTACGGTATGGACTACATCAAACGTAATGGCAAAGCCATCCTGAACGTAGAGGCGATCCGTTCAAACATGAACGAGCCGAGAATGTTAGGCACATATGACTGTAAAAAGGCTTAGTTTGTGGCTGGTAAAGGATTGGCTAATCTTGGGCGATTAGATCTCTCGACTCTAAGAGATCAAAGCCTTGTGGTGACAATTATCTTCCCTCGCTCCACTGCAAAAAACTACCCAATGGCTGTAGCAATGGCTGAGCTATCGGACGTTTACAAAATTGGCGTGTTGGCAGACAAGCAGTATCACTTAGCGTCATTCTCAAAAGATGGTCAGCAATTGGCATTAGCCTCAAACCTACTGAGCCTTATCTATACAATCACCGGCGTTCAGGCATATATAAATGGAGAAACAGTCGTAAGTGTTTACGATCTTTCGACATCACTATCCTGCTTTGCAAAATCTATGAAAGCGACGAATGTTGAATCCTACTGCCAATGCGTTTCAAATTACCCAGGTAACTATATGCTCCCATGCAGATTGTTAGTCGGGTGGGAGGGGCGCATTTCTGAGAAGCTGCCTTTTAGCCTATCCGACCAGGTTCAGGCGCTCGCAGTAAGCAAGGGATGTAGTTGGTGCCCAAATTTAAAGCCTGAAAAGATGAAAAGAATCTAACCCGCTTCGGCGGGTTTTTTATTGGAGCTAACATGCCAGTTTCACCACAATCACAGGCTGGCGGTGAATCGCAGGCCTATAAAGCGCTGTCGGATTCCATCTTCTCCATGCTCCGTGTTTCGATGCCCGGTATTATCCAGACCTTCGACCCTATCGCCTGCACCTGCACTGTTCAGCCTGCCATCAGCGGGCAGACTGCCGACGAGTTGGGTAACTTCAAATCGGAACCACTTCCTCTGCTTCTTGACGTCCCGGTAGTGTTTCCTCGCGGCGGCGGATGCACGATCACTTTCCCGGTCAAAGAGGGTGATGAGTGTCTGGTCATCTTCAGTGACCGGTGCATTGATTTCTGGTGGCAGAACGGTGGTATTCAGGAGCCGGTAGACCCGCGACAGCACGACCTGTCTGACGCCTTCGCAATCATCGGGCCGCAATCGCAGGCTGAAGTTATAAGCAACATTAGCTCCTCAACGCTGCAGATGCGCACCGATGATGGCGCGGCCTATATCGAACTGGACCCGAACAGCCATGCGGTAAACATCGTCGCGCCGGGCGGACTTAACGTAACGACTCCTCTCGCTAAGTTCAGCAAGGCAGTAACAATCACGGGCCTGTTAACGTGGATGGGCGGCATGGTGGGCAGCCTTGCAACTGGTACCGCGGCAAAAATTACCGGCGCTATCGAATTCATCGGCAGCCTGAAATCCAATGGCAAAGACATCAGCGACCAGCATACGCATAACGGCGTGCAGTCTGGCTCTGGCAATTCAGGCAAGGTGAACTGATGCGATACAGACGCGAAGATGAAAACGGTGATTACACCTTTGGCAAAGGGGATGATACCTGGCTGATCAACTCACCTGAGTGTGTCGCTCAGGCGATCAAGACGCGATTCCTGCTCTGGTACGGGCAGTGGTTCCTCGACACCACAGAGGGCACGCCGTGGGTGCAGTCGGTCCTCGGGAAACAGAAGCCTGAGACATACAACCTGGCTATCCGAAAAAGGATACTGGAGACGCCCGGCGTGAACTCGATTAAGTCGTTTGATACCAACCTGAATACCTCCTCCCGGCGTGTGATTTTCACCGCGACCATCGACACCATCTACGGAACGACGACCGTCACAAGCGAGGCATAATGGCTCTCAATCTCGATACGCTGGGGCTCTCCGCTACGGTGACCGCCTCAGGGATAAGTGCGCCTGATTACCAGACAATCCTGAGCACTATCACCACTTATTTTCAGCAGATTTACGGAACCGATGCCTACTTAGATCCGGACAGCAAAGACGGTCAGATGGTGGCTCTTGTGGCATTAGCGGTGCATGACGCCAACAATACAGCTATTCAGGTTTACACCTCCTTCTCTCCGTCAACCGCACTGACTGACGCTCTCACGCGTAACGTGAAAATCAACGGCATCACACGCAAACCCTCAACTAACTCAACGGTTGATTTAACGCTGACGGGAACAGCC